CTCGCCGGGGTTTCCTGAGTACTGCGACAGGCTGCATCCGGAAGCTAACAGGATTTCAAGTCCTGCGCTGGCATTGTCACCGGATGTAGAAATGATATCACATGCACAAAACTGCACATATTCTGCCTGTTTTGCGTAAAAACAGCCATTTAATAGGCAAAAAGAAGCCCATCGGACGGTTCACGATGGGCTAAAGGTGCAGCATCGCAGGGAGGGGAGGACCGCGATTAGAAGGCGCTAACGTAACGAGTCAGAGGATAGCGCGCTGTTGGACCTAGTATGCCATAGGTTTGTACATCGGTGCGCATTTAATTCGTAGTTCTAGCTCGTGTTCGCGATCAGCATTCGAATGCACGAACTGCCTCAGCTTCTCGCAAGCCTCATCATCCATCTTCAGCCCAGCACGAAACCTCTCATACCGCGCATACCCAAGCTCGCACATGGTCATCATCGCCATTGTGTTGATTTGGTCTAGGTCGTTGATTGTGGTCATTTCGGTGGCTCCAGTTGTTTCCAGTGTGTAACCCACGTTTTCGGCTTTGACTCTGATCGCTTTTTGCTCATCAGCTCCGGTTCCCAGCACCCTTCTGCTCGCAACCAATCATAGACTCCGTACTGATACGCCGACTTCTCCTTGTAAACCAGATATGGTCCGGAAGACTCCGGCATTCTCTCGGATACCGACACCCAATCACTCACTTCTTAGCCCTCCACCAATACCAAGCATCTTGCGCATAACGAATAGGCCAGCAGACGCACCATAGAGCCCATGCTGCGATGAAGTGATACCAGCGAACCTCGGCGCAAGGCTCGTACGCATCCCAGTTGTAAAGCGCCGGCCAGTACGAGAAGAACCCGACTGCCAGGTAGATTGCGATTAGGGTTGTCATTAATCGGCCCTGTAGATGTAGGATGGACGGCTAAAGTATTTAGTCTCGCCGTCGATTACTCGGAAGTCTTCAACGTCATCAGTGTTGCACTCGTCAGTCTTGAGCGCATAGTGGATTTGACAGCCAGCAATCAGAACATTACCGATAGTCGCGTACCAGTTAGTTGCTCTGGCATTAGTGCGAATACCTAGCGTCTCTTGATCGCCACTGATGGCGTTAACAGTTCCAAATACGGACTGGTATGACTTGCCATCTGGAGCATGAAACCAATTGTCTGTAGTTACAAGAACCTTATCGCCTACCTTGATCATTTCGCCACTCCTAAAGAACGCTCAACCGCCATCGACTGCAACCAATCCAACTCATGCCCCTCAATCAGCGTCGTATGCTTGACGATCCGCTGCGTTGACGTGATAGCCGTATTGCTGCCTACAAGCGCATACTCGCCGGATTCGTAGACTAGGAATTGGCCTGGTTTGAATTGTGCGGGACTGCCTTCTTGCCATTTAACGATAACTGCGATCATAACGTCCCACCCGAAAATTGATAAACCCGAAAGCAAACACCGCCATTACGAACGTAGCAGTGAGCCAGATGATTGTCGTAATCCTGACGCCGATCAGCATCGAGCTGAAGACGAACAGTGCTGCCATCACGATAACGATCATGGACAAGCCTAGATAAAACATGGCGAGCCCTCCTATTGTCAGTCAACAATTAGGTTGATAGACACGAAAATAATAGCCGTGACCAATATCGAGATACCCCACGATATAGTGGCATGCGTGTAACCGTGCGACTTCGCTGTAAACACGAACAGCCCAGCGAAAACAGCCGCAAGCATTGCAAAACCTAAAATCTTCATATCCACCTCCGTTATTTGTATTTTTTGATGGTAGACCGCGTGGTTAGCGCGGTCAAGCATTATCAGCGAAAGAATTTGCCTGATACACAATGCAAAAGCGCCCTTTTCCCGTTTGCGTACACAATACAATGCGTATGGTGCCAGGATGACGGCGAATCCTCGTTGTATCCCATCTTGAGCTTGCTGGTTGTGCCTACGCAATAAGCGCCATCGATGATCGCAGGAGAATGGCTGTGACCAGTTACGGTACGCGCTCCGATATTGCTAAATCCTTTCGTGCTGCCTCGTGCTCCGTTTGGCCCTCTATGGCCATGAAATCCTAGCTCGATACCGTGACGCGAGATCGATTCGCCAGGTCGCAGCCAGTGGATAACCTCGGGCGTCGATGCCAGCTTATCAACCCAGTACTTGAACGGGTCAAGGTATGATCCTTCATGGATTGCCCGAAGCATCGCAGCCTTTGTCTCGTGATAGACCAGCGCATTCTCTAGGTCTAGCGCGTTCTCGTATTTAGACAGGTACTGCGTGAAGTGTTCGTTGTGGTTAGATCCAACCATGACGATCTCAGGCGCCCACATCGAGATGCGGTCTAGGATCTTGGCTGTCACCTTCAGCTCAGACAGAATGCTGTTCTGCTTGGTGATGTGAAGCTTGAACCGCTCGAAGTAACCTGAGTGGTGCGATGCCGAAGAGAAGTCAAGCGCATCATGCAGGCACACCGACTTAGGGTTTATAGCCAATGCAAGGCGCTCTGTGGCGTCTAGAGCCTTACTGTCTACCTGTCTAGCGTGTAGGTCGCCAAGGATCAACACGGACGCGTCAGGAGCGACCTCAACGCCATGTCGCGAGTACTTGGTAGTCAGGTCGATGAATGAGCCATCGCGCTCACCCAAGACGTGGCGAAGGTGCGTTCCTTTCTTATCTACCTCGACAATCACAGCGCCTAGTGTGTGGTGGAATTCCCCCTTCTTGCCGGCGTTGGTGTCGGAGTACTGCGGAACAGTGCAGGCGCCAGTAGTCATAACCAGCTTGGCATCATCGCCAACCATCGTCGGCACGGACTGAAGCGCGACCTTTGTGTGGGCCAGGATTGCAGAGTCAGTTCCAGATACGGTCAGCCAGCCTTGCAGCGGGTTGATTGCAGTAGGCTGAACCTTGATGTCCGCGAGCAGAACAACGTCGCGGCACAGCTTGGTGCGCTGATTGACGATATGCGGAGTCAGTCGAGCATCCCACCAGTCATCAGGCGTTTCTTCCTTGCGGGTAGGGTTGCGATAACGCATAGGCAGAACAATCAGCTTTGCGTTGTTAGCCTGGCAGTAGTTGTGCAGCGACGCCAGAAAGCCGTTGTGCGCCTTTGTGGCGTTGACTGCGGAGGTAATGACGTAGGTGTCCGACTGCTCTTGATTGGCCGCTTCCTGCGCTGGCTCGCTAGCAATTCGCGCCTTCCATCTGCGCACAGTCCGCTCATTGATCCCAAGATGATCCGCCGCCTGTTGATTCGTGTAGCCCTGACTCATGCACCACTGAAGCTCTTGCATTTTCATCCCTCAACCGATCTTGTGTAAATCCATTATGCAATAAAAAGGCCCTGAATCCGGGCCTTGATTGAATTATTAGCGCTGCTCGTTGTATTCGGTCATTGGGCTGTGCTCGTTGGGCGGGATACGAAGCGGTATTTGTCGGCGTCTCGGATTCTTGCGCAACCCTCATCGTCGTAGAATCGGATATCGCCACTTTCTTGCTCAGGGTCAGCGATCAGGATATAGCTATCTCCGTTCGTAATGCCGCCACCACTCTCCATTGACTCGACGATATCGCCCTTCTTCCACTCTTGCCACTCGCTAAGATCTACTGCGCTTACTAGCTTCTCCAACCGCTCAACCTCAGCCTGAGCATAGAAACGGATCTTCTTAGCGTCGCGCATCTTATCGCTGTGACTGACGATCCCGTACCGATAGCAGGCCCGGAATATTTCCCCGATTTGCGAATTCATATCTCGATGGCTGATCAAGTCCTGAAGCTGTGTAGCGCCTTCAGGGAGTACGTAGTAGTCTGCTGTGCTTCCGTCGCTGCGGCTCATTTCTTATGTCCTTTCTCGATGGCTTCCTGAATATCCAAGAGTATTGTCAGCGCAACCCATACAATCATTCCAACCACACTGTCGATTTAATGCCTGCGCAAACTGAAATTATCAGAATGCTAACAAACTGGAGTAATTTAAATAGATCAAACTTCATTCTTCAATCCCCATGCTATCCAAATCGATGTGACATTCTTCCTCAGCCAACCGGAGTAGTGCTCGCTCTTCACGAACGCCAAACACTCCACGCTCCAGCCTATTCTGGCTGACACCGCTTCTTGCGGCGATCAGTGCCAGGCTCCAGCCTCTAGCCTGCATTTCCTTGATAATTTCATGCATGCAGTTCTTCCTTATGGGTTACGTCGAGCGGATCACATTCAGGCTTAATCGGCAATAGATGAGTCTTCAAGCAAATAGCCTGATCTACCGTGCCGCCATGCTGATCCGTGATTGAGTCGCCTTTAACCAGTGCTTAGTTGTCTGGCTCAATGGATATTACCTCAACCATCTTGCCGATATTGATCTGAGTGCCAGCGTAACGAGAACCAACGATAAGCGCTAGCATCCCAGGCTGCAACTCGCTCATTTCAGAAATCCTCGAAAAGTGGGCAGGTGGCAGTCAGAACAAATACACCTACTCCAACAGATACTAACCCGAATCTTCCGGCCTCGCTCCAGCTAAACACGTCAATGTTTCCAGCGATAAATAGGCATGCAGCCAGAGCAACCAGTGTCATCGGGATGGCCCACATTAGCTTCAGCTTCATGTCCAAAGCCCCTGAGTGATAAGCGCGTCATGCACATCAGCCAGATCCGTAGCGAACTCCAGCTTGGTACAGAACGCAGCGCACGCATTCCAGTATTCGTGTCGCGCATTGGTCAGCGCTTCTTTTGCGATGTGGGTAGCTGTAGAATGCTCGATATCAGCCTGCACGTATGCCATGTGCGCGGCTTCGAGTGCTATGCGTGCTTGGGTGACTGTAATGCTCATGATTGACGCTCCAGTTCATGCCAAATGTTTTCGACGATTTCTGCGTGATTCGCTTCTGCCCAGGAATTGGCGGCGATTTCTTGCATGGCGTCGCCGTGCTCATTGATAACAGCGATCACATCATAATCAAGTTCGGAATAGCCATAGCAATCTGCATCGCTATCAGCCATGCGACCAAGCGGCTTCTGAACGAATGCGCGCGTCACATTCACGTCAACTGCATAGCCACGAATAAAAACCGTTAACTCCGACATTTCCCTATCTCCCTATCTGCGCCCAAATAGCGCGTTCGATGTCATCTAAAAACTTATCGGCGATGAAGTCAAGGCCTTTTCGCGAAATTGTTTCGCCTATTTCGTCTGTGCCTGATTCTAGAGTCCACTCAAGCTCGCTGGAGCCGTTTGCGTGCTGTGTGGCTGGCTCTGTATGGACGTAGATGATATCGGCCTCCAGAGTGAGCCCTAGGATGCTCAGCGTTGGCATTAAGGGTTCTCCGGAGAATCGTTTATCTCTGCGTCGATAGCTGCATCTAGGTCGCCATCAATGTTTTTGGCCAAGACATAAGATTGTGAGCCGTCGTTTCGCTTAATCCACCTATATCTACGAGCATCGGCAATGACAGCGCCGATTCCGCTATGAATCAACTCGTGGAGCTCATCAACCTTTATTTTTAGACCTGCTATTTCTTGTCTGGCGCACGACTCGCACTGAGCTAGATGCCATGAAGGCCGCATTGATTGGCCGCACACCTCGGACCATCCCTCGCCTGACATCGCAAATTTCCTTCCGCAATAGATACTCATACACCCCTCCAATAACTAATTTTCACCTTAACGGCAGGCAGAATATACGTGTACATAAACCATGTGCAAGCGATTATTGGCATAGTCGCGCACCGAAATCTGACGCACACAGAAGGATTGCCGTTCTATAGTCTTGTGCGCGGTCGTGACTATGGTCGCAGCATCCTCTGTGCAGTCTGCGAAACCTGTATAGCTCTGCCTCGATGAATCGACCTCCATCGACGCTCTCAGCCTTCATGTCCAGCGCTGACATCAACTCAAACGCATCAGCCAACGAATGCTCAGGCTCCCACCGCCGAAGAATAGCCCCGTCCTTAGCCAGGTAGTTAGCGCCGTCAGGGTCAGTCCACAGGTCACACTCAATCGCTCGGGCTGCGTTTCTTAGGGTTGTGGTTGAGATTGTCATTGTGCTGGCTCCGTGGTGTATGTTGCATCGCAAGAGTTGCACTTGTATCGATTCGGCTTATCCTTGAATGGTCGCGTGAAGACATTGCATCCGCAGTCGCAGTAAAAATGCTTACCCTTTACCATCAGCATGTGATTCTCTGGTCGTTCGCTGCTCATCTGTAACCCCTCCAAAAATAATCCAAAAAGAAAGGCTCACATTAGGAGCCTTTTGGTGGTTTTGCAAGGGTTATTTTGTTGGAGGTTTCGGCATCGGCATCCAGTGAGTAATCTGGCTGCGAGCAATAGCGCCATAACCATCAAACTCTACCCAGGCGACAGGTATTCCGCCCGCTTTGAAATCAGTAGCGTGCACGTATTCGCCATCAGTTACCAGAACCTCGACGCACGCAAAATGCTGTCCATCAACAGCGATCAAAGGAAGCCGCTCATCAACACTAATCCACTCGCTCATTTCAAGATTTCCCGCGCCAACCGCTGAATGTCGCCCCACAATTGCGATGATGGCGAATCGTCGTATTGGCTAAGCATCTTAGCCAGTCGAACGCCGGCTGGCTTGTGTAGGTCTGCCGGCGTAGTCGAGTTGCTAGCCGACACGTTGATCTCTTTCAAAATAGAGCAGCGCTTATGATCAATCACGGTCGGCAATTCCAGTTGTCCGGGCAGTGCGTTCATTCCTTATCTCCCAATATTTGTTTAGCTCGATGCAGCAAAGCTTTGGACTTCTCGTCATCTTCATCGTCGGCATCATGATAAGCGCGATACCTGATATCCGCAATCATTTCATCCACCAACGACATAACCGGCCCCATAGTCTCCTGGCGGCGGGTGAAGGTGTCGAGGCGAACATTGTAGAAGTCGCACGCTGGAATTGTCTGCCAGTTGTACATAGTAGGCTCGTATCTGCCAAGCTGACCATCCCACTCAATGTGATCAGGCACCGGCCAAATCTCTTCAAACTTTGCGCGTATGTTGTTCATATATTCATTCCGTGACTATTAATTATATTATGGTCATAAAGGCGACGATTGAGTCAGGTTCGCATTAAGGTTGCGACCAAGTAACGTCGTACCCATCACCGGTCCAAATGATGCAAACGCCGATAGCTCCTTGACGCTTGAGTCTCCCAGCATGGTCGCAAGCCTGTGTGTACGTCGCATGGCTCATTCTGTAGTTGTTCATACCTTTCCTCCAGTCGCCCGCTCAATCGCCCTATGCGCCATCTCAAACGCCTCCTTGATCGGTATTGCGTCGGGGCCGGAGTTGGTTATGGCGATTAGGGCGGATAGGAGGTCGGATTCGCGTAGTTGTGCAGCTTGCCATGACTCCCACGCATATTGCATTTCTGGGTGAAAATATTCACCATCCTCCATACTGGTACCGCACTCACCAAGCAGATAATGATTCGCTGACCAAGCCTCGAAATCTTCTCTTCTTCTCATTTTCAAGCCTCATTAGCTTCTTTATCATTCATGCTCGCGTCAACTGCCCCGTCAATCTCATGAGATGCTTGGTATCTCGTATAAATCTTTTTTCCACTAAGGACTGAAATATATCCAGCCTCATTAGCTAGGATGATCTCTGAGTTTAGCTTCAGCCACTCATACCTTTCGGAATTAGCGCGCAAAGATTCGTTTTCCGCCTTAAGCTCGGCGAGCCTTCCCGTGTTGATAGCGAGTGAGTCACGCATGGCATCAACCACCCATTTGTGCGGAAGCCAGCTATGAGGATCTCTTCGGGCCAAAGCCATGTACGCGTGCTGCTCGTCACATCTCTGAGCCGCCCCACGACAGATCGCGATCAGTTGCGCATCAGATGCATTAATCATTTTTACGATCTCCACTAGATTCTTTCCGCTTTTTGATTTCCCTGATTTTCTCAAGGATAGCCATTTTTTTCGCAAAAGCATCTGCTGCCTGCCTTGCAGGAAAGCAGCCTGCGCATTGACACATATCAGCGCTACTCATATCTAGCCCTCCCTTACTTTTGAGGTGGCATGCTGCTCATTCAGATACGGAGACAGTCGAAGCTGAAGAAGCTTTACATGATCGGCTTGCTGCTCAATGAGGTCGGCTATAGTTTTAGCATCATAAAACGCCATAAGCCCTTCAACCTAAGCGGTGATCATCGACTTATGAGCGGCAACCCAAGACCGCCAAGCAACAAGTTCATTTGGAGAGCATGCCGCTATTTGCTCTATATCGCAATGAGCCTTGAACTCTTTATCTGTATACATGAACATCTTCGTATCCCTCAGTAGAAATCAACAAATAGCTCGCCCTTCTTACCAAGCTCGCTAGTCTTCTCAAACTCACTAACCAGCGCACCCACAATAGGCTTATGGTCGTCGAAGCCTGTAGCGAGTGGTAGGTCGCCGTGTTTTTCGTAGATGGCGATTAGTAGGGGGAGTAGGTCGGTTAGGGTCATTTGGTGCGAATTCCGGCAGAGTGAATGGCTTCGTGTAGTTCTTCAAGGTCTGGGCAGTCCGCTTCCTTGAATTGTTTTGGCAGGTCAACCACTACAGATTCTCGTGACGCCATCCAAAGCTCATAATCGTTCTGAACCCAAGCTACATTGTAGAGATCAGACCCAATCATTCCTGTTAGGCCTCCTTTGTCTTTCCAGTAATCGATATCACCGGCATTTCGTTTCAGTATGTACGCTTCAAACTGCTGCCTACTATCCATCACACCCCTCCAAACTCTCAATTTAACTGTTCTCTGGAAAACACTTACTTGCGGTATCCGGCGTCGTGTAGCATGCGGAAGGCTTCCATCCAATCCTTGGCACCCTGAGTTGCTTGACTCATAGAGCTAGCAGCCACCTCGCGCTCTTCCGCCGCTATCTGTTCTGGAGTTCGCTCCTGCCGGAAATATGAGAAAGCCTCAATTACATGTACTCGGCCTTCTTCAGTCTTAAACAGTCCTGCGCAGCCACCATTCGAATCATAAGCAGCACCAACGAACTCGCCGACTACCCATCTATTAATTGGTCGTCCTTGCTTTGCGGTATCTGCATAGATGTATGCCTCGCATATCATGCCTACTGGCGGAAGACCCTCACCGTCCCAATCATTTTCCATTTTCTTCCCCTACCGAATGCTCTGAATGTGAAAACAATTTACGGTGCTGCTGGGTTGGCGTCAAGCTGATTTCGCCTTGATCAGTGCATTTAGTGCTGATCGGCTCTGTTCGTAAATCTCCGGTTTGGCGTGAAGCATGGATACGGCCCACTCTCGGGCGTGGGGGCCTCTACGGGCTCGCATGCCGAACAGTATCTCCCTGGCGTAGTGGCAGCCCTGTTTGTACCTCTCAAGGCATTCAGCGCGATGCTGCTCCATAGATGCTCGCTCATCAGGTGTCAGCGCCGCAAGATTGTGCGTCATTTCTATTCTCCTTATCAGTGCACCTTCGATAATAGCAGGCACCCTGTGTCCAGGCCACGGTTTATAAGGCTTACAGAGTTTTCAGTGTACCCAGTGTAACGGAATCCCTATATATACCATTTTCTCCCTATTACCCCTATTACCCCTTTTATACTACTTATATAGATATAAGTACACTAGGTACACTGAAAGGGCTAGAGGCCACGGATCACGTGGCTTTGAGACAGTGCACCTTGTTTTTAAAAGGTGCCCTTATAGCACACTGGTACACTGACTGAGCCGGAGACGAAAAAAAGCCCGCATCTGCGGGCAATGGTGTTAAGGGTATTCGCTTAGCATTCGCTTTGGCGCAAGCAGCAGAGCCCTGCCGTTACTTCGTCGACCCTGCCCCCCGTTGTGCTTCCTCAAGCAAGCAGCGGCTCGTGAAGCCTCAGACTGATTAGGGCGGTCGAAACCAACGTCCCGTAGAATATCGGTAGCCGTTGCCCACCGCCAATCAACCTGCTCATCACCCCATGACAGTGCCGACATGATCCGGTCCTCTACGGGGTCGATAGCTGTGTACGATTCGTTGTGCGCGTTGAGCTCAGTCATCTCATCCTGAAGCAGATAGAACCCCTCTCCGCCTTTCCACATCTGGAGCACTTCTGCCCAAAATTGCTGCATGTCAATATCGTGCGAGTGATCAAGTTTTGTCGCTTCAATCGTCCAGTATCGCCGGTTGCCGGTCGGGTCATGCAGGAACTCTTTCGGGTTCACGGACGCAAAGAACACGGTACGACGGGCAAACTGAGATTCCCTGCGAGCATAGGCACGACGCAGAACGTCTGTCTTGTTCGTCAAGAATGATTTAAGCGCAGCCATGTCCGACTTGCGAAACGTAGCATCGAGCTCTCCAAGCTCAACAAGCCAGAACGAACAGATCTGCTTCACTGAGTCCTTGTCATCAGGACGAAGGATCATGCCGTCCTTAACAACGTTCATCGCCTCGGGTGCAAGCTGCTTGAACCATTTCGTTTTACCAAGGTACTGCTCGCCCTGGATTGTCAGAACGCCGGCAGCCGATATGCCATCAGGCGAATGGGCAGCAGCAACAGCAGAGATAGCCCATCGGCGCATCAGTGTTTCCTTAAGCCACTTCTTGCGCGGAATGTAATCCTGAGCGCCAGTTACCGTATTGCACCAATCCTGCATCCGGCTTACGCCATCCCACGGTTTCGATCCAACCCACTCAGCTACTGGGTTGTAAAGATTTTTGTCGGCTAGGTACGTGATGTACTCGCCTAGACTGTCTGTGCCCATGTTGAACAGAGAGCACTCAGACTTCAGCCACGCGAAGGAAGCGTTAGCTTCGTTGTCGATGCTGAACGAGTGATGCGGAATCAGTATCTCCTCCTCCTTGCGGATTACGTTGTAGCGTATTACTGCGCCAATACGCTTGCAGATCTCACCGACGTTGGCGATATGGTTAAGCGGCTTGCCTTTGTCGTTACAGAACGGAAGGATCTCGGCCAGATTGTATTCCGCTCGCGAGAAGCGAGCGACCGGCTTATCCTGAATAGCCGGCGATTGGACTTCATCATCAGGGTGGCGAGGCGGCTCGAACTCGTAATCCTGCTCGTTGAATTCTTCCGGCTCATCCTCAACATACCGCTCTACCGCTTGCTGACGTTTTGCCATAGGCTCCGATTTCATACCAAGAAGTTCGGCGGCTTTCTTTACGGCGGCGCTAGCATCGCCATTGCATTCGTAATAGCAGAACAGATCGAAGGCGTTAACCGGGCGGCCAGAGTCCTCAGAACACAATGGGTCTGAAGCATGGTTAATCCAGCACGAGCGCCCCTCCGGAAATATCAGAACGCCAGGAAGCCCCGTTGTGCTGTGCGGTGAAAGGTAACGCTTACCGACCTTCTTATAGCCATAGCGAGACAGCTCGGATTGCAGATCATTGGCATCAATGTATGAGTCAATGACGGACACCTGTCCTTCTTGGCGCTGGATAGGAGATGGACGATGTACGGCCTGCACCTTCTCTTCTGCCCACGGGCACATATCAACTAGCTGAGGCTTGAACCGCTCCCAGTCACCCCACATTGCCAGCATCCAGGCAGGCGGCGTCGGCCAGTCCTGACGTGGATTGGTTAGCCATTGGTAAGGCTTTCCGGTTTCAGGGTGAATAGAAGGAGGCACGATATCTTGCCGCTGCTCGCCGTCGGTAGCGCTGCGCAGTTCAAATACCGTGTAGCTCTTGCCAGTACCGTCGTTACGTCTCCAGTTCAGTTTCTGGTAAGGCAACGAAACGCCAGCAGGCACACGGAACATCAGCCGGCAGCCCTTAGCCGGATTGCCCTGAATGGTTGGCGTCTCAGCAATCAGCTCATCGATAGCGATACCAAACGTTTCACAGATGATGGCGAACGAGTCCATGCAGTCAATATCAAGACTGCACAGTTTTGACGGGCCGAGGGCAACGCCCATGTTCCAGGTTGGGTTTTGATCATAGAACAGCTCGGCAGTGATCGCCTCGCCCAAAACGTTATGCCCCCAGTCCTTCGCCATCGGGAATTTCTTTAGCGGCTCGACAGGGACGAGCTTCATCCCAAACCGGTCGATGTAGTTGGATGCGTACCAGCTAATAGAAGGAGTCATTGTTTTTGCCCTGGCTCAAGAAAGGTGTGGACGGCGAAACCCGAAGGTATTTCATCCTTCCTGATCCAAGGGCGATTTTGGTGCTCTTGCATTTTTACAACAGATAGGCAATTCAAGCACTGAACACAGTGATGAATGGAGCCATTTGAGAAAGTCCTGACCGCGTAAACGCGGTGCCCTACATGATCGCAATCATAGTGCATTTTGTTGCCTCTAATTTAGTCCGCAGACTGGGAAAGTAATGCTACAGCATTCTCGGGTGATCTAGCTATTCCTGCGATGCCTCCTTTTCGTTTAATTGCCTCAATAAATCTGATTTGGTCTGGCGTCGGTTTTCCTTTGTCGGTTTTAACCTCCACCGCCAAAAATCTGCCGCAAGGCGCGACCCCAATAATGTCGCTCGATCCTACGCAGAGCCCAAACTTGATCGGGATTCCTGCTGCATTTTTCAGCACGCCGCAGTTATTTCTCCAAACAATGCACCCATGCTCAGACAGGGCCACCATTATCAGTCGCATAATATCCATCTCTTTCATAGCAGCTGTCCTTGTTTTTGCCGGAATGCAAGCTCGTCTGCCGCATGCTTTTTGCAATTGCATGATTTGCATGCAGGCACAATATTTTCAATGGTATGCGGGCCGCCCTTAGAAAGCGGAATGACATGCTCCATTTCTGGAGCTTTTGTTTTTTTATTGCAGTACGCACAGCAGCCTTTGAACATTTTTATTTTTTCTTCCCATTGCTCTGGAGTGATAGGGTCAAAATCCTTTGTGGCAGCAAACCTCTTTGCTCGCTTCGTGTTATCCCATATCTTTATGTTGGCTTTGTTTTCTTGTTCCCATGCCTTTCTTTTTGCCTTCCATTCTGGCTTCTGCCGGTATTCGCTAAGCTTGGCCTTGAAGGCATCGTAATTTCTTGCCGTGTAGTCCATGACCCTTGCAACTTCCTTTTCCCTGTTTTTCGCGTAGCTTGCCCTTTTGTATGCGTTGTAGCAGAGCTTGCAATAAGACGAATGAGAACCATCATTTTTCTCGCCGCACTTTATGCATTTTTCGTATTTCTTTTTCATCCATTTCGCCTGATTCATGTGTTATTTCTACATAATATCACATTGAATTAAGCTGCTTCCTGTAAACGTTTGTGGATTTCTCGTGCTGCGTTAAAGTCCTTACCTTCTGGTTTTCTTTTCTCCCTGGATGCCATTGTTATTGCTGCCCATTGCGCTGCTTTCTGCATACCTCTGCGCATACCTAGCGCTACCAAATCCTCTAGCGTCCTAGCCATGCCCTGCTCTTTGCGCGCCTCAAGTCTACGCGCCTCTTTGTCTACCTTTTCTAGATCGCCATCTACAACCTCAAGTTCACGTTTTGCTGTGGCAATGATTGGCGATCCGCAATGTGGGCAAGAATCAGGACCGGTACGAAATACAGCCCAGCACTGATCGCACTGCTTTGTTTTTACCTCGTCTTCTGGCGTTGCTTTCTTCTTGCCTTTCTCCTTCCCCTCCAGACCCCATTCTCGGTCATCGTCAGGAAGTCCGTGTTTTTGATTATTGGCAACGTGGTCGAAAATAATCAGTCTCTGTTTTCCGGCATGAGGACGAAGGCCGCGACCGTTGCCCTGCATCCAGATAACAAGCGACTGGGTAGGCCGAAGCCACTGAATGACCTCAATCGAAGGAATATCAACGCCCTCTACTAGAAGCTGCACGTTGGTAAGCACAAGAAGCTTTCCGAGCTCAAAGTCTCGCAGCACTTCTTCGCGATGCTTGCTGGTCATCTTTCCTTCAAGAGTTGCGGCTGGAACGCCGGCAGCGTTGTATTGATCTGCAACGTGCTGTGCATGCTTGACAGTCACGCACATGGTGACCATGCGCTTACCCATCGCGTGCTGTTTGTAGTGGCGCACGGCATCGCCAGTGATGGTTGGCTTGTCTACAGCGGCTTCCAGATCGTGCTTGTCGTAGTCACCCATGCTCTTCTTGACGCCAGAAACGTCAATCCCAAGTGGAGGGGCAAATATCTCGTAGTCGCACAGGTATCCGGCATCCATGAGTTCACGAATAGATGGACCAATCACAAGATCCTGAAAAATCACATCCAGGGGCTTTCCGTCTGTTCTTTGTGGCGTAGCGGTCAGGCCGATGACCAAGGCTTTAGGCCAGTGATCAATGATTGCCTGATACGTCTTTGCGGCAGCCCTGTGCGCCTCGTCAATGATAAGGATCGCCGGCTCTGGATAGGAGTCGAGTCTACGGATCAAGGTTTGAACGCTAGCAACCTGAGCAGGAAGAGTGCTCATGGCTTGACCACTGGCAATCATTCCGTGCTCAAGCTTCTGACGCCATAGCGCTTTGCTTGTTTGGCTCAATAGCTCATTCTGGTGAACCAGAAAATAGGCTCGTTTTCCTTGCTCGGCAGCCCGGCCCATCATATATACGGTGATCGCAGTCTTGCCCATACCTGTCGGGCCCTGCATGAGCACACGCTTGTGGATTTTTAGTGCATCCCTGGTATCTGAGATCACCTGCTCCTGATACGGCCTTAGCTGTAGAGTCATTCCATCGCCTCAACGTAGTCGGAAAGCTTCTTAATAGTCTTGTATTGCGGGTTCTTGTCATGTCCGTTGGCTATGCGCCACATCATTGACGGGTGAATGTCTGTCGCCCGCGCTGCTTTAGATAGGTTCTTTCCCTTCAGTTTTTCTTGGATCTGGTCAAGCGTTAGCATTCTGCACCGTAAAGGTTATGACTTGCGGGCGATAACTATACCACAACCTTTTTCACTAAAACCGTCATGGATCCATATTTCTGCTGGCAATTTGCGTCACCTGCTTATGCGAAAGCGGTATTTGACCATTACCGACGTAAGCCTATGCTTACAACAGGTCAAGGCAAAACGTAACTTGGCCCCAACCCAAAGGTACTTAAAATTGAGGTGACACATCATGACTACTCCAAAAAGCAAGCAAGCACTGGTTCTCCAGCAGATCGCCGAACAAGGTGACAAGCTGGACAATGTAGCCGGAGCTTTTATGAAGCTAGTCAAGGAAGAAAACATAGACACACTGGAGAAATTCAACCCCTGGCTGATGATCGGCTACGAAGAGAACGGCTGGTCTAACGTGATTGGCCGTCCTGTTCCTGGTTCGACACTGATTCCGGCACCTAGAGCGGTTAAGCAATACGCCTCGATGTTCCGCGCCGCCTTCAAGTATGAAATGAAGGTTATGGAATTCGAGTCGGTGCGGCAGATGGTCGACGCGGTGGCTGATAAGCGCAAGGAGCTGGCCACGCCTCCGGTTAAGCCAGCTGACCCCGAGCTTAAAGGCGTAATGCTCCGATCAACGGGCCACATGAACGGCGCTCTCTGGCATGACGCAATCGTCGTCATCGAGAACCTGAACGACGAGGATAAGGATGATTTCGAGCAACGGTTACGGAAATTGGTCATGCGTTTCCAGTCGAAAGTGCCGAAAGAGATCAGGAAGCCGAAAGCCGCTTAACAGTTCTCCGCAGAACAGAAAGGCCAGCTAGAAATAGTTGGCCTTTTTTGTTGACTGCGATTAAGTGTGCGGCTAGAGTGACGGAACACGAATAGTAGGGGTTGAAATGAAAATAATGGTCAGCAAGAAAACCGTAACCAAAGAAGAGGTAGAGGTTGTATTCCCTATCTATCGTCAGCTTGATTTTGATAGTGGTGGCGCGATCTACACAAAAATCAACGAAGACCTGACGGCAGTTCACGTCAACATGAGCAATAATTCTCTGGAAATCGAGGTTGATGAGCGTTACAACTTCAACGAATCATCTGGAACCGATTACCATCTAGGCAAAGGTGAGTACCTCTCATCTGAGGCTGAGTTCAACCGAGCTTTCGACAAGGCAGACTCCTACATGAAGCGAGCCACAGTTATTGCGCGGGGCCAGTCATGACCTACCGCGACGCACTATGGGCAGCAATCATCGGCGAGGCTGATAAGTTTGGGCATCGGATTACAAAGGCGAAACGTGACCGTTATTTGAAACTCACAATCTACTGGGGAAAAACAAAATGAGCGAAATCAAATCAATCTATGCCAATAGCCGTGATGGCGGCGAAGTTTACCGGCTGCTGAACATGGTTCACCAGATGGCTGGGATGCTGGCTAACGAGCCGAAGAAGGCTTTCACGCTGGCGGCTACACAAAGCTCTCCTGAATACGGCCCAATCGTAACCGTATGGACAAATGGGATCGTCGATATCAAAGCAAGTAGCCGTGGTGATTATCACGAATATTCGATGACTCGCGTTGTCAAGGAAGAAGAATGAAGCCAGGCATCTACACGGCAGATCAGCTTTCTAATGCCGAGTACCACGCAGGCCCCGGCATTAGCTGTACCGGCCTGAAGAAGATCGCGGTCAGTCCAGCGCACTTCAAGAATGGCGACTTCAAGCAGACCGCCTCCATGTTCACTGGACAAGCTACCCACTCAGCCATCCTTGAGCCAGATTCGTTTGCTAAGCAGTACGTCACGCTACCTGCTGGCAAGGATCGCCGCTCAGCAGAGTACAAGTCTCTCTGTGCGACTCACGGCGCTGATAACGTACTTGTGTCTGCCGATGCTAGCCAGATCAACGCCATGCAGTCAGCCGTCCGCGCCAATCCAATCGCTAACAAGTGGCTGTATCAGGAGCAAGGCCGCAACGAGCTGTCGGTATATGCCAAAGATCCAGAGACTGGTATCCTCGTTCGCTGCCGATTTGACCGGCTGCTAGATCGCGGTTTCTCGCCGGATCTGAAGACGACGACCGATGCAAGTCCGCGTGGGTTTAGTAATGCGATTGCCAAGTACGGCTATGCGTTCCAGGCTGCGTTCTACATAGATACGTATTACTGGGCTACTGGCGATGTTCTGGATGGTTTCGGTTTCATTGCTGTAGAGAGCAAGGCGCCGCATAACGTCATGTGCTATCGGCTGGATGATGAGTCGATTGAGATTGGCCGCACTCAATATCGTGCTGCGCTAAATACCTACGCGAATTGTCTTGAAACCGGCGTGTACGAGGGGTACGATGGCGCCTCAGAAGAACAAACGATTGGGCTTCCTCATTGGATGCTTGATCAGCAAGATGAAGTCGACTTAAGCGATCTGGAGGAGATGTAAATGGAAGAGATGAATATTCGTGAGTTTGTCAAGATCAAAAGTGACAGGCTAAATTTCGAGGACTTTATAATGGGTTCTCAGGATTTCACGATTGCCAAGCTTGGCAGGAAAGTTGATCAAGGTAACGTGCGCCTGCTGATGATCTTTGAAGGCCGCGAGGCTACTCCTTACTGGGTTCCAAAGGGAATGGTCAAGTGCCTGTTAAATCCTGAGGGATGGGGTGAGTCGGAATTCTCTGAATGGATCGGTCGAAAAGTCCGTCTGTTTGGCGAGCCGACCGTTGTCTACGCAGGTAAGGAGTTGGGCGGCATCCGGATCTCCCATATCAGCCATATTCCGGCGCCGTACTCTACCAAGATCACTGAGCGGCGCGGCGTTCGGATTGACTACGTGATTTCTCCGCTGGAAGAGGTCATGTATCCTGTCGAGCGCTTCAATACCAACCTTCCAGCCTGGCACGCAGCAATTCTCAAAGGCCCAACAACAGCCGAACAAATCATTGCAAAAGTTCAGCAGTCTGGTAAATTGACGCCTGAGCAAATTGAACTGATCAAAACACCACAAGAGGCGGCACAATGAACCTGTTTGCATTCACTGGCAATATCGGCGGCGACGTCAAGGTTAACAATGCTGGCGGTACAGCCGTAGCGAACTTCAGCGTTGCGGTTAAGGCTGGTTACGGCGACAAGGCGCAGACAATCTGGATCGCATGTGCGCTTTGGGGCAAGCAGGCAGAGTCGAAGCTGATTGACTATCTCGTCAAAGGTCAAGGCGTTGCGGTATCTGGCGAGCTTTCTACCCGTGAACATGACGGCAAAACTTATTTGCAGGTTCGCGTAGGCACGATTGATTTGGTTGGCGGCGGCAAGTCGGAAGGTGGTAGCCAGCCTTCGCCTCAGCAATCGCGACCATCTCCGCAGCAATCCTCTACATCGGCAAAGCCTCAGCCTCAGCCTGACTTTGATTCTTTCGACGACGACATTCCATTCTAGAGGAACTGACATGACCGACGAACAAAAGGCTGAATTAGAATACCTGCAATGGTTCTACGGTAACGCCGACTTCGGCCCTGCTGATGGTGATGTTCGCTACTACATGAACGAACAGTACACCAAGCGAACTGGAAATCCAGTACCGCCAGGCTACGACGAAGAGTAACAACAAAGCCCCGCTAACCACGGGGCAATCCACAAGGAGGAAGCAGATGTCTTGGGCGTTCGAGCTGTACAAGGAAATCGGAAGACCAGCAGTAGAAGTGGTTCGCGAGCTGTTAATGGAAAACAGCGTGACGGCAACGGCTCAGATCGTTGGCACTTCACATAACACGCTAAAGAAGTGGGTGTTGGAGCGTTCAATTCCATTCACTCCAAGGATGGCGCCGAAAGAACCAGCACCGCGCAAGGCCAAGCGTCCTGATTCGCGCTCTAGATTCATTGAGCTTGACGGTCGCACTCAGTCAATCAGCCAATGGGCAAAAGAACTAGGCGTCACTCGCTGCAAGATCTCCAAGCGACTAGCAAAAGGAATGACTCCACGCCAAGCATTGCAGCCAGGATCGGAGCGTCACAAGTTCCCAGCAAACAACATTAAAGGAAAACCTCGTGGCTAGGTCCGTTATCAAAGAGGTCGAAAAGGAATACGGCGAACCGTTTTGGGATGTAGTCGCGGCATATGCGGCTGACGGTAACTCAATGACCATGACCGCCAAGATCCTCGGCTACAAGGACGGGTCAACTCTTTGGTATCTGCTGCGATACCACAAGAAGGATATACAGTTCCCGAAGATGGGTTACTGCAATGCTGTACAGAATCCAGATCCTATGACGACTGCTGATAAACAGAGGATAAGTGACGTCAAGCGCTCTCAGAACAGAAGCGCTGCCGGCGAATATGAGAGGAAGACCGGAGAGTCAGCCGAGGCCGCTATCCGACGAATAGCTCCACACAACACGGTCGTTGACACAGCTAGAGCTATCGGCTGGAGCGCTGCATCAAGCATGCGAGCCTGGATGAAGATCCGGGAGATTGAAGTCGAGTTCAAGAAGTACAACCCGATTCCGCCACGCACCAAGTCAGGCTGGGCAGAGCTTAATCTTGGAGGCCGGAAGCAGCAGCCAAAGCCTTCTGCCGCTCAGAACATTCTCTAAGCGCCGCCCCCCATTCAGTCAGCGCAGTCAGCGCTGCCTCCCCTGTTACGCCTTCCAGATCACTTGGAATCCGGCAAGGCGTCAACAGGCTTGCTTGTGATACGCCCGTTCTTTGCGTCGTTTGCGAGCTGCACGCCGGAAGGATCAAGACAGACGTTGCGATAGACAGGGCGATCAACAATCTTTTCGCGCTCACGGACAATAGTTGTTTCATTACTTCGCAACTCCGAAAGGCGAATTTCCCACGCCTTAGCTATTGATTCGCCTGCCTTGTTAGCGGCAATGACTGAGAATGCCGATTCAAGCTTCTCTCCTGCGCGCTCTGTTGCAATCCTCGACACACTCGCATCATGCCAAAGGAAAACAACGAACGCGCCGCACGCGAACCCTGAGAGGAATCGCCACGGTAGCGCGGTTAGCCAGATTGGCATTAGTGTTCTCCGGAGAACAGTTTGAACTTGGCCAGCAGTGTTCCCATCTCATGCTCGTGCTGACCATAACCGGAGCCAGGCAGAGAGGCCCATCGCGACTTGCATTTCACCAGCGCGTCATGAATGTTTCCGCTCTCAATATCACCTAGCGCCTTGCACTCCTTGATTAACTGGATTGCAATCTTGTCTTGGCTGGTCGGCGAGAAGTCAGGCAGATTGAGCAGAACCTTATAGGCGTCATAGAATCTCGCAAGGATCTGGTATCGACCGGCAGCGGTTGACTTGATGCCTAGATTTGGCAGATAGACAAGCTTGCGCGGATGATCCTTGTAGCCACTGAATAGCTCGCCTCCAACGATTACGTCGTACCCGCGATCCTTGGTTGGTTGTCGACCGTTATCCGTACCTTCGCTGTACGCCAGGGTATCTAGGAAAGCCTGCAAATTGCTCATGACATCATCACCTGAAAATATATCCTCAGTTTACCAAATAACTGTTGCGCATTTCCTATGGCTCGCTTACCATTTGTTTAAGCCAACAGGAGCAACCCAATGCATACCAAGAATCAAGCAGAGTTCACAAAAACGATTCATAAGGCAATCTCCTTCGCCGACGACAAATTCCAGCGTTCACGCACCAGCGAATACAAACACATCTTCGGCATGCTGCGTGGCGCCTTGTTGGTCGGCGGAATAAGCTACGAAATGTACTCTTCACTCTACAGTCACGTCTGGGAATGCAAGTTTGACTCGGACGCGGTAGACATGGAAGATCCTGAGCAGGCAGAATTGAGCATGGAGGATTGATTATGGCGAAGCCTACTTTCAAGAATGACTCCCGGCCCACAGGTTTAGCTTCAGTTGGATTTGTGGTTGGTTGCGATATCAAGCGAACAAAAAAGGTTATTGGTCGTATACATGCGCCCTCAAGATTCGGTGGGCCCCGTATGGGTTACGAGGTGTGGTTTATGATCAATAAATCGGCTCATGAGAATTGCACATGGAGCTGGATCACTTATTCTAAGAATCACAAAACACTTGAAGACGCAAAGCAGAGTGTTCGCGATAGCTGGGCTGATATTAATCAGATTGATCTGCGGGAGATGGAAAAATGAACATTCGCGCAATCACTACCGCAGTAATCATCGTTATCTTGTGCGCTGGCTTCGTCGTATCTAATCGAATGAGCTATCAAGACGGCCTAGATGATCAGGCGTTTCGCTGTCAGATGATCTTGGAAGGCGTATGGCCAGATGTAGACGGCTACTTCGAAAAGGTTTGCAAATCATGAGCATTCAGCGTTATGCAGTGATTGAGACTGCGCTTTGCATTGGTGGGGATTTGCATGATGGCGAAGTATTTATGGTTCGTGCGGATGATCATGATCGTGAACTGGATGCGCTGCGGGAAGACCGCGACAAACTGCATGCGATGGGGCTTGAGTACTCAGAGCATGTTGTAGACCTGAAATATGACCTGACAGCCGCCGAGCAGCGGAATTCGGCTATGGTCGAGTTGCTACGCCGATGCGTTGGCTCTGTTCGAAATGCAGGAGAGTACGGCGACTTCGATTTGCCAGTAAGCCTGATGGAAGAAATCGACGCAGCCCTCAAACCCACCGAATCGGGAGCAAGCGAATGAGCAGTAAAATTGACGGTGTTAAATTGGCCGCAAGTCACCCCGACCACCCAGCTATGAGCCGAGATGATCTTTTGGCGCACGCTGGAAAGATCAGTCAGGCGATAGAGGCGTGCGGCGCAAGTCCAGAACTTACCACTGCGGTGACGCTGGCGAGCGAACTTGGATTTCACCTGCGCAGATACTTCGCCGCCCCTGTCGTCGAGCGCCAGCCTGATGTTTTTATTGAGCGCCATTGTCTGCGTATTTTAAAGATCGGCGAGTTTGATTCAGTTTCATCGCTATTGCATAAAACGCAGTCTTGTGCGCTGTCCACTCAGCGAGTACCGCTCTATGCCGCCCCGCCCGAACTCGCCGAACTGCAAGTCCCAACGAATGGCGCGCTTATCAAGGATCTGACTGAGGTCATCGCCCAGCAGGCTGCAGAAATCGAGCGGCTGAAGGGTGGGCAGGGTGAGGCGGCATATTGGGCCGATGCATACGACAACACCATTACCGCGACGCACAAGAGCCACAACGAGAAGCTCGGCGGGGCGCCTTTGATGGTTGTCGAGCGCTATACGAAGCCGCTCTACACCTCGCAGCCCGCGCCGGTATCAGTGGTTAGTTCAGGTGGACATCTTCGCGCAGAGGCACGTCAGTGCGATAACTGCAACCATGTAGGAATTAATGATTCTGGAGTCGGTGTTGGCGCCTGCCATGATTGCGAATGGCAAGGCCCTGAACCAATAGAGGATAAATGCCCAGGCTGCGACTCAGAAAACTGCATGGCAGCTGCATGCCCAAAATGCGGGGCTCGTTATGTGCTGATAGCCGAAGAAAATCTTACAATCCCCGACTGCCTCGACAAGGTCAAGGAGCTGAACGGTTGACAGCCATAGAACTCTACAACCAAGGCCTTCCAGTAAAGTCAATCGCAAGGCAGATCGGGTTCAGCGAAGGGCACACAAGGAAGATTCTCAAGGCACAAGGATACGATCCGTGCAGTGTAAACGGAACAAGGATCGTTCTAGATCAAGCAATACAGGCACACGAAATGCGAACTAACGGATACTCTTGGCAGTCGATCAGCGATAAAATCGGGCCAAGTTACAAGGCTTTAAAGAGAGCGATAAAATATTATGCAGCACAAGAGTCTAACGAATCGTTACTACCTTGAGGGCAAAGTAGCCTATCTGGAGGGAAGGAATGACTGTCCATACCAAAATGGAGAAAAAAAGAACTACTGGCTCGCTGGAATTGTCGAGATGCGCGAAGAGCTTAGAGTTCTCCGAGAAAGTTTGCAGTTGCAAGCACGAGCTGAGTGATACAGGCGCTATTTTCCTACGCAGTTACGGTGTTCTGTATTGTAATGAGTGTTCCGGCCTTCAATCCATTAAGCACGAGATAAGATAATGAGCCAACGAATCAAACTGAAATTCTTCCCGTTTCCAGATATGGTTTCGGATCTTGTGGTTAACTTGGCTGAGTATGGCTTCAACATCGAGATGAGTCCATGCGAAGGTGGAGACTTTAGCGTGCTGATTGCTGAGCGGTGTTATGAGGGGGAAGAGCCGATGGTGCTACCGACTGGGCCGACAATTCACTAGCGAGGATATAAATATGAAAGAAATACCATGGATTGAGTTTACTAACGCTTTTTGTCAAGTTGGGTGGTATCGCGTGATAGACGGAAAGGTCTATATTGAAACCGCACCATTTAAGAGTCACTAAAAGAAACCCCGCTTATTAGGCGGGGTTTTTGTTTAGCCGATACATTCAACCGACATGAATGATGCGGCTCCAGATAGGATGGCAAGTGTTCCGCCAGCATCTTGGTAAGCCATGGTCCTGATTAGATCTCCGGGATTAACCTCGATGATGGCCGTAGTTATGGCCTGGCCAGTTGCGTCAATGCCTGGAACTTTAAGCTGCGGCAGTCCGATAACAGCGCCGCCATTTTTACTGATGCGGATGATGCGACTGCCAGCCGAACTAGCTGCCCAATACAGGCCAGCAGTGACCTTGATCCGGTTAACGCCTTCAGGAATGGTTACAGCGCCAAGTCCATATGCCGCACCAAGTCGGTTGGCCTCTACTGCGTCCCATAGCACGATAGTGTCTGTGTTTGTGGCAACGGCGATGTTGGTCGAAGCAGTTACCATGATGCTCCGTCCAGCCAGAGTGTCGTTCTGAATGAACGCAGATCCCGCTCTAACGGTAGTGCCTTTTATCTTATTGCCCTGAGCCTGAAGAGTGGCAGAACCTGAAACGCCGCCAAGATAGACAGCGAGCAAGCCGCCAACATCATTCCAGCCGTTGCAGTTCTTCATTTCTAAGTTTGCGTGACGACCACCGCTGGTAGACACGCTAAGGGAATTCGCGTAAGCACCGGCAGCCGCCTTTGAGTTGTTGTACGTCAGGCAGGTATCGAGTGTAAGGCAGTTGATATCCTGGCAATCAACCGGAATACCTGAAATGTACGTAGTGCCAGTAATTACTTGATAGCCGTCAAGGCCGTTGCTTTCTGCGCCGCCGCCAGTGATTTTGAGACCGGCAATGTTGTGGATCGAGTAGCCCGCCGCTCCATTCCAGTCGGAGGTGCAACAATCCATAGTCGAGTAGACGAGGCCATTCAAGAACCAGCCAGCCAGAGTGTTGTGCGAAGACGATACGCGGGACATCTGCATAGAGGTATGGAACCCTTGCAGGTTGATGCCATTGCCACCGTTAAACGCCGAATCGATATCGCGCAGAGTGCCCAAGTACGTCTGAAGGCACCGAATGCCATCACTACCACATCCGCTAACCTTCACGTCATCGATGACGAACTCGGAAATGAAGCTTTGGCCGCCGCGAGATTCGCCAGCGTTGATATTGACGCCAATACCTGGTGCCCCTTTAACTCGGAACCCCCGAAGAACGAAGCGGCCACCGTAGTTGTGCACCGCTATACCGTCAGAACCAGCAACAGCCGCAGAGAAGTCTAGGAAGGTGTTGCCGGAACCGTCACCAACAATCATTACGTTGTGGTAGCCCTCGCCAGTTCCGAGCGGGGCGATGTTAAAGGTGCTGGCGAAGTTCCAGTTGCCACGTGGGATGTGTACGAGTCCGCCACCGGATGCCTGTACGAATGCAACAGCGGCAGCGATGGCCGCAGAGTTTACCGAAGCAATTGCTGAAGTGTCGCCTCCGAAGTCGCTAATACTGACTGACTCCATGAATTTGTCATAGGCAGTACGGCCTTTGTAGCCGACCATTCCGGCGCCTTTCGACGTATCAGAATCGTCAGCAAGCTCTGTTCTTAATATGGCGTCAGAGTCAAATGCAACGAAGTTAGCCGCGTCCGTAGCCCAAACACCCGTTGTTACATACGGAAGGGTTGCGGTCTGCGATAGCCGATACGCAATACCGAGGCGAATGGTGTACTGATTGCGAGCCGTAAAGTTCAAACCGGCAGCGTAATCGCCAATGAATACGAATGCCGAGCGAACCAAGAAGTCCTGTAACGCAGTTTCCATGCCGGCCCATGTTTCACGACGACGCCCAAATCGGTCAGCGAAAGACGGACCTAAAGAGTTCATTCCCTCGTCTAAGTTGGATGCGTTGTTATAAAGAGCTTTCGCTGACGTAGTTCCTAGCGGAAGATCAGACGTTTCATAAGTATTGGTCATTTCTGATCCTTAAGTTTAGGCGACTGCATAGCAGCCGGCGATAATTACGACACTTCCGTTTGCAGTTACTAGATCGCCGTTGGCGTAATCATGGCATATCATAGTCGCTAGGCCAGTTCTCAAGGTGGCCGTTCCGGCCTTGAAGTTTATCGCGTTTTCGCGAGCTAGATAGGGGCTTCCGAGCATGCCCGCCAAGGCAGTAAAAGGCAGTGTGAAAATCGGCTTAACTCCGGTGCCTACGGTAGTAACGGTTATTGTTACTTGAAAATGGCACATACCATTCACTACTAAGTACTGACCTACGGCAGATGCCGCTGTGTAGGTGCCCGTACCCGCCGTTACGGTAGGAGTGTAAGGCGTCCAAGCTAATTTAGGCACAGCAATAGCCAGGGCGGCAGCCGCAATTGTTGTTTGCCCTGTCCCGCCATTAGCAACAGGGGTAGCCGTAGACGCGGCGGTCACTAAACCCTTCGAGTTGACCGTGACACTACCGTATGTCCCCGCAGCGACGCCTGACGCAGCCAAAGTTGCGGCGGCAGTTACGGCGGCCGATCCATCGAAGCTAACAGTCCACGTTAGGTCGCCGGTAGCGGAAATGCCTCTAGGGGTAGTAAGTTTCGCAGCGCTACCAGCATATGCACCAGTATCGGTGAGAGCCATAGCGCTTATATCCGCACGCAGCTCCGCGCCATTGTTAAAGCTCTGCATCGTGCGACCGTACGCAGTCTGCGTAAACGTGGCCATGGTGCCAGAGCCAGTAAAATAGAGACCCTTATTCGCAGCGCTCGTTAACCCAGCTAGCGCCGAAACGTTAGGGCTAACCAATGCTGCGGCGTCAATCTCAACCTGATGCCAAGTCTTGCGCTGGACGCTAAGACGGTCAGGAACACTGCTTGATGTTGAATGCATAAGCAGATCGAATACCGTAGCATTGTCGTCTAGGTCGCGAGGATCGATAGATGGAACAGGGTTTAAAGTATTGTATGAACTCATGGCTGCGGCCAATCCTCGTTAATTGCAGAATCCATAGCATCTGCGTGGATCTGCCATGGGCTTAAAGGCCACTCTCGATTCATAGCGAAATCGAAAATAGATTGGTCAATGATAAATTCAGGGATAAGCCCCCAGTCGTCGTCCAAGATAGGTCTTTCTCTTAATTCAAGTTCAGCCGAGAATGACCAAAGTAACGGGCCAACGCTAGAGGGGCCAGAGTAGATATCAGTGAATCTTGCTGTGTAATCCTGATAAACGAGGGGAGTTTCGAGCGGGCATTCGAACCATTGAGATCCATCAATAAGTTGTTCATGCCACCATATTTCAAAAGCCTGAGACTGCGCAGAGTTGAATATCCAGCTAATGCTAGCCATTGTCGGAACACTGGTGAAGTTCCGGCGCTGACGAGCCCGCCCGCTAGCTAGTTCTGATCTCTTTAGCGGGCTAACTGTCTGGTATGTTCTGCCGTTATGAAGTCCACGCGGCAATGATTCTGGGTAATTGATTGCCATAGTTTTCTGCTGGTAATCTCATTAATTTGTACATTATACATGCTGGGGATTCTCGGTTTTCGGTTGCCAGACGTGCGTAGATATTGTGGGATAATATCGTCATCCGCAAAACAGAGCGTCACCCATGAAAACATGCAGCATTTGCAAAATTGAAAAGCGTGACGAGATGTTTCCTTTTCGAGAAAAAAATATAGGTCTTCGAAGAGGGACATGCAAGATATGCAGGCCTGCAAAACCCATGACGACCGAGCAAAAAGAACGATACAAAATATACAGAGAGCAAAACAAAGAAAGACTACGCGAGCGACAGAAAGCGTGGGAGCTGGAAAATAGAGAATGGTGCACTCTTAAAAAGAGAGAATGGGCAGAAAAAAACAAGGACAGGGTAATAGAGCAAAGGAACAGGCATTATCAAGAGAACAAAGAGAAAAGGAGTGAGAGCGATAAGCTTAAGAGAATGACTGATCCATTGCATGATATGAAGATCAGGGTTAGAAACAGGATAAATGTCGCTATAAAGAGAGGACGATTTTCAGGAAAGCCGCACGGCACCAGAGAAATAATAGGATGCTCATGGGATGAGCTTAAGGCGCTTATAGAGTCAAAATTCACTGATGGTATGACATGGGAAAATAGAGGCTTGTGGCATATCGATCATATAATTCCGCTCGCGTCAGCTAAAACGATTGAGGAAATGATTGCGCTATGCCACAGCTCTAACTTGCAGCCTTTGTGGGCCAGTGACAACATTAGCAAGGGAGCAAAGATCTTGTAGATCTATGGTGGCGACAGATTGTCGCTTTCGTAAACCCTGTCGTCATACGTCATCGCTTCCACGCTCGCGGAGTCGGTTCCGTTTGGAGATATCGACGTAATCAAGACCTTGTACCCAATACAGAACAGCAGGTGTGGAGGCTCTCGATCAAGCGTTGTATCTGGCGGAAAATCCAGTCCGGAGATAGACAGATGGAAATCATCAACGCGGGTAGCGATGTACGGGCCGGAACTGGTTCCGTCTTCACGGCGCACATACAGATAGTGCGGGCCAGCATCAGACCAGTCGAAAGCCTCTGACGATTCAATAACGCCGTTGTCGTATTCGACCATGAAAGCCGATTGCGCATAGCCAGGAACATCGTCGGCTACTTGCACGTAGCTAAGGTAACGACTATTCAGCGCGTCCAGCTCTGTCGCCCAGTTGTATTCCCAGCGACGATACTTCAAGGCGCGGCGTTGACGCATACCAATACGCCATGCCTTTGTTCGGTTAGTACAGCCTTCCGCCTTGATTTTTTGTACCCTGGTTCCGGCATCACCTGGCAGTCGGCATTCAACCGTTTCAACCTGCCACGACACGCCATCAATATATTCAACATCTACGCCGTCATAATCATCAGGACGAACGGCAGTGAAATCGCGTTCAAGACCGCGAGTCATGTTCTGTGGTGTGTACATCGATTCGAATACGGCTCTAAGTTCGTCACGAGCCGGACGCAACAAGCCTCGATCTACCGTGAGCTCACTAAACCCGCAAGACAGCGCGTCATTGATGACCCCCTTAGCTGTGCCGTTGGTGTTAGTTGCTTGGTCGTAGTGATCGCCACGAGCCTTCCAGATCGCATCTAGGCGATCTAGTTCTACGAGGTCGATGTCTGCATCCGTGTAGCCAACGTTTTTGGCGACGTAAGCGAAGAACGGTGCAATATCACGAGTTGCAATGGGAGCGGTCCATACGCCGCCAGAGCGAGTCGGAAGTTTGCGAGTGGCCTCGACTGAAACCATCGCCTCAGATTGCGCAGAGAGACGATCACCGCCGCGAGCATTTACGCTCATAACGGTTACATCGGCGTAAGATGTTGGAGCAGACAGTAGCGAGAGAGCGCCATACCAAACAGTATCATTGTTGATTTCTGTTTCTCGCTCTCCTTGCTGAATAAAGCGTTTCTTTATCCGAGCTTCTGGGCGCATAGGATAGGGAAGATCTACGCGATTAGTGAAGCCTTGAGAGTCCAAGGACGATCCGTTGTGGGTCTTATCAATGATTGTCCACGCACCT